CAGGCTATATGTGTATTATTGACGTAATTAGTAGATGTAGTACCCGCCAAATGCATTCCATTAACAGCTTTACCGCGGTTCATGGGGTAACCACTCAAGTTCCAGTTTAGCACTGAAGAACCTGTAGGAACGGCAGGAACTGGTAAAACAAAATAATTAACGTACCGTTTCAATAAAGAACGTAAACTAATAACAGGGTCACCATGAAAAATTTGTGGTGCTCTATCGTTTATAGGAATATAATTCCCAAAAACTACATCAGCTGTGGCAGAACGCAACATTAAATCATCCTGCATCATTTCTCCTGATTGTGGAAAGAAACTATAATCGTCCATACCTTGTTCTGGTTCAAAAAATTCAAAATCGGGACCCGCTGACACGTAACACATAATTTGAATATCTGATACTGCTTGACCAGAACATGTTAAATCATTCTGAACTACAAGAGCAATAGAACCATTATCAAAACTAGGATTATGACTTAACCCATTGGCACCTCCATAAATAGCTGAAAAACCTTGAAATATATTAGGTGCTCCGGGACGGACAGTTCTACAATATGGTAAGTGGCTCATAAAACACACATCCATTGTAGCTTCATGAGACTCACTTAAATCCCATACGTAATTATAATTTGTATTTGATTCAAATACTGTGGTAGCAGTCACAGTGCCAAAACCCGCTGGATCATAAACTAAACGCAACCTACCTCTATGAAAAGACGACGCAATAGCAACAAATCTAAAACGAATTGAACCTCGCCAATACCTAAAAGATTGCGCTACATAAGTCAATGGATTCATGCAAATCCGATTTGTGGCACTCCCTAAACCAGTAACCCAATGGTTCGGTGAAACATTGAAAAATTGGATTGATTTGCCCGGTATATCAGTAGTTCTCCACGTAACGTTTTGAATGATTGCAGATCGCTCAATTATATCGGATATTAACATATTGTCTTTACCATTGAAGCCTATAACACGAGGATCAATAGAAACCTCCTGTTTATCATCTAGTGTTGCTTTATATACAGGATCTTTCTGCATAGTGGAAGAAAAATTCGGAAATTTTCTTTCTCTAACGAAACTAAAATCTGAAACAAGAGCTGGTCTAGAATAACCAAATAAATTAGCAATATTAGATAAAGCCCTAAACATAGTAGTGGAAACATGGGCGTATTTGCCTATAATCGGTATACCATGTAAATGTGCACTAGCCAAAGCCAATGAATTAGAAATATGGCTAATTGGTCCTTCTTCTTGATATTCATCAGAACTTTGGGGTACCAAACCAGGTAAATTATTATTGGTAGGAGCACCAAATACTACATTTTCTGCCCAGCAATATACTGATATCGTAATAGTATCCACTGCCGTTCCTAATTGTAATAAAGGAACCAACTCACCCAATAAAATAATTCCCATATTATTTTGCTCATTCAATGCCAAACTAAATGATTCAAACTTATGCAAATATGGTAACCGTAAACAACCTCCTTGACTGGTTGTTGGATTCAAATAAACATGTGGAAGTTGAGATAATCTACAGCGGTTCAACGGTCCACCACTTGTGGCTATATTATTTAAGGCTGATAGATTGTCTTCAACATGATTGGGTAACGCTGCTGCAATATATCTTCCATAATGAAACGG